GAAACTGCTGTTCCAGTTCTTAGCTGAGACTCTAACAATCTTTCGGCTGTAAAAGTATACGCTGTTGGGATAACCAACTGTGTACCTTGTGCAGCAATCCTCAACCCACGATCATCTTTCATATCCGCAATTTGAATAAGAATTGATTCAAGTGAAGTTTCAGATAAATCCGCAGCCGTTGATAAGACGTTAGACTGGTTTCCATTAGTGGTAGGATGCGAAGCACTTAAAAGTACAACACCGTCACCACCTGTAAAACCTGCGGTTTGTGCGTTATTCAAAACATTTGCAGCTTTGATTTCCTTAGTGGAAGCCATTGAACGTGCAAGTGCCTTTGTATAACGTGATGCGATTGAACCGTACTGTCCATCCTCTTCAGCTTCCTCAGTAATTGAGAATGCCAAAGCAACTGTCTCATGCTGATAACGTGCAGTCCACTGCTCACTACCAGTGTCATAAGAAACAGAAGCACCCTCATCTTTTGTTGGTGCTGAACCAAAACCTTGCAACAAGACATCTTCTTCAAAAGCTCTGTTAGAAGTATTTGAAGAGAACACTGCTGAGTATTCTGGTGGATAGCTGTCGTACTCAAGACCAAAAAGAGTATTCAGTCCAGGCTCAAGCATTTTTGCAAATTGTGCTCTATTCATAGCCATTATTCATACCCTCCTATATTCCTGCGCCATCTTTTAGAATGTGCTCGTTAATTAGCACTTCCATGACAGCGTTGGCTCCGAAAGCATTATCTGGTGACTCATAAAGACCAATAATCTTACAAGTGGCAGTACCTGCTGCCATTGTACCAGAAATCTCAAAACCTGATTGACCAGTCGTTGTCGAACCTGCTCCTGCGACAACATCAGCACAATTGCCAATGTTTGTCTGAGCAGTTGTCCCTGCAGACTGAACTTTATATACTATGTATGGATCGTCATACACGTATGCGATAATATTTGTAGCAGTAGTACCTGTAGGCCAATACTGACTATAAACATATGAACCATCTGATGCGGTATAAGATACCCCTGCAAAAACACCAATATTATTAGTCTCTGTTGCAGTGTGCGGAGTAAGCAAACCAGTGTTTATCAGAATAACAAGATCACCTGTAAAGATGTTCTCTGCTAATCCCGAAGCAATAGTATACTTATTTGCACGAGGGATATTACCACTCATATGGCGAACTGGGACAAACCCAAAGGCTGCATCTACATTAGCCATTTATTCGCTCCTTTTCAGCGTAAAGTTTTAATCATCCATAGCAGCTAAATCCCTGCCACGGCTCGAAGTGGACTTCCGTTCTTGATAGATTGGTTGTCCTGTTTTTCGTCCTAACGCATCTAAGTCACCTGCAATTGATTCGTTTGCCTCTAAACTTCTACTGTGATAATAGTCCTTCATTTGCCTATGTTTTTCGACAGGCATTTCACAAAGCAACATTCCTTCAATTCCAATCGACCCTGCCCATTGACCGTGATTGATAGTTGGAAACAACTTCTCTTTCACAGTATCGGCTTTGCGTGGCTCCCATCCTTCTCGCATACGCTTGTATACGTTGTCTGGGGTTTCTTTACCCTGAATCGAGGTAGCTATCCATCGTTGAGTGTACCCAGGACGAGGTTCGGGTGCATCCAACAATGACGGTGGTTTCCACGTAGTATCTGGGCGAGACTGCTCATTTCTAGTGGAAGTTCGAGTTTCGTTTGCACGCACGTTTCTATTCTCAGTCATGACTGGCTCCTTTGCTGACGTTTGATTTCAGCCTCATATTTTTTAAGACCTGTTTCATCTGTAATACCAAGTTCTCTAGCCATCCTAAGTTGGTCCTGCGTCATACGGACTCTATTGCCTTTGTAAGATGAGCCACCTGTAGTGGGTGCAACTGGTTGTCTACTTTTTACTCTAGCCTTACTAGGGCTTGGATCGGAGTTTAACTCAGGAAAAACTTTATGTAAACGATTATTTAAAGTCTCATAATATTCGTCTGAGTTTTTATCAAATCCCTCAACATCCAACTGGACATCTATTGCCCTAGCTGCAGCCGTTTCTCGCTCATATCCAGAGGCATTAAACCAACGGTTTTGTTGCCACCAATTTGTAGCTTTTTCTGGAACTTCCTGCGTAGCTCTCTGTTGTGCCCTGCCAACTGTAGGAGAAGCAGCTTGCTGTACCCTCTGTTGCCTTTGCATCTCAGCAATACGCATGGCGGCCCTCATATCTGCCATCTGTTCTTGAAATGCCACCTGAGCCTTCGTATCTCCCTCCTCTACAGCCTTCTCAAGTGCTGACTTGGTCTGGGCATACCTTTGATTAAAGTTGCTCTCAGCGGTCTTCTGAGAGCCTAGTTCTAATCTTTCAAGTCGTTTCATTAACTGAGCATTTTGCTCCTGTTGTTGTCGAGCAATTAATTCAGCTTCTCTTCTCTGATCGACAAGCTTTTTAATTCTCTTCTGAACTTTTTCTCCATACATAGGATCTTCAGTGTCTTTGACACTAACTTCCTTTGCTTGCTTTTCTTCGGCAACGTCTTTTGCCTCTTCAACGGCTTCCTTCGCAGGATCGTCCGTTATTTCGATTTCAAAATCTTCAGGCTGACCTTTTGCCTTTTTAATTTCTTCTTCGATTTCCTGAACTACATCTTCGTTTGACATGGTAGCGTCCTCCAAGTTTTACGCTAAATAAGCAGTGACTTCGACATCTTCTGGCAAAATTGACGTTAATTCATCGTCATTCAGCAGAAGAAACCTTACACCATTGATTGTTACCTTTTGACCTGCATATTTGCCGTAGGTAACTCGATTTCCAACCTTCGGTGAGTTCATCTTCCACGAAGTGCCAGTATCCCTATCTTTAAATGCAAGGTCACCCATAGAAGCAATACGACCATGAGCAGTAAGATACTCCTCATTGTCTTTCGAGATTGTCGGCAAATGCAAACCACCTCTTGTCTTCATTTTAACTTGATTGGGTTGTACGAGCACTTTCCAATTTAAAGGAATTGGCAGTTGGTGCGAACCTATTGTTTGTTCTGTAGACTCGTCTTTGTAAATTGTAGCATGTTGATGAGACATGTTATTCATCCTCTTCTAATTTTTTTAATGTTTCGTTGATAATTTCAGAGGCTTGTTCTAACCCCTCTGCAATACCCACGTATTTTTGATATGATCCAAAGTCGGATATCCGACCTTGAACCAAACTCTCAGCTATCTCTAGCCGTTTTCCCTTCAGGTTCTTTTTTATTTGCTGAAGGAGATCCGTTACCGTCATTCTTTACACCTCCTGACATAGAAACACCAGTGACATGAACCGTAACGTCTTTTTTAACTTCAGACATTATTTTCTCTTTCTCATTGGTTTCTTTTTCATACCCATAGGTTTTTTCTTACCCATAGGTTTTTTCTTCATGCCCATAGGTTTTTTCTTCATGCCATACATGCGTCCACCTTTCATTAATTGTCCAAATTGTGATCTATTCACAACAAACTCCAATTGTTGCTAATGCACAAAAGATAACACCTCGCAAATTAATTGCAAGGTGTTAGTTTCGACTAAATATGTATGACCTCCTTTCTAATTAAAATCCATAAACTTCGCAATACGCTTCCGAGCCATAACAAGGCTCAGTCTCTGTCCAATGATCAAGATTCAACTCGCCTCCTGAAGCCAAATGAGCTTTTATCTTCGTTTCAAGCTTCTCTGCCCTATCTTTACAATCCACATTAAAACCATCCAACACATAACGATAACCCTTAGCATCCTCAGCTTTTATATTCCAAGCCTCCTGAATAGCTTCGTCTGGATGAGTTGCTTCATTTGGCAACTCTCCCCGATATAAATATGAACTCACAAAAACTTCCATTTCACTTCCTTTCTTAATAATTCGTTGGATCTTTACTTATTTTCTTCCCGATATTTCTAACTTTAGTATGATGTATCTTTTTCAACTTTTTTGTCTCTTTTCTAGACAGTGAATTTACATTAACCTTCTTGACTTTCATGTGCTTCCCTTTCTTAATTAAGGACGATAAATAACCCAACTATCGTCATGATAATGATTTAAAAGAACTTCTGCAGCTTCCTCTGCTTCTTTAGAAACTTTTCTACCGTTACCCTTAGCTTCTTTTACTTTATAAGCTAAAACCGCCATTGCTTCTCTGATATCCATCTCTTAGTTCCTTTCTCAGTTGATTCGTCCTTACCCATACATATTAGCAAATCACACAACATTGTCAAGCGTTTGTGTAAAGTTTTATTTTATCTAATAAAAACAATTAGATCTACATGTCTTGGTAATACTCTTCATTGTCAGCAAAGAAACCTAATGCTCCCAGAGGTATCCCTGCAGCCATAGCAGCGTTAAGATTGCTAATGTTTTTCAACAGTGGGTCAAAGTTTGCTGA